AGCTTCTGGACTTCCTTTGACAGATGAGTTAAGATCATCGGGAATACCCGTTGTGAACTTTACTCCTAGCAGAGGAAATGATAAACATGTTCGGGTAAATTCAGTAGCGCCGATGTTTGAATCGGGCCAAGTATGGGCACCAGATGAAAGGTGGGCGCAGGACGTTATAGAGGAGTGTGCAGCTTTTCCTTTTGGCGATCATGATGACTACGTAGATTCTACTACACAAGCTCTCATGAGGTACCGTCAAGGCAACTTTGTTCAACTTCCCGATGACTACTACGACGAACCACGGATCACGGAGCCAAGGGAGTATTACTAATGAGTAAAAAAACTAAAACAAAAAGATCAATAGGACCAGCAGGCGCTTCTATTGTAAGCGATGATGGCATGAGAATAAAAACTAAAAAAAGCAAAGAAAAAGAAGAGATAATTGAAAGATTTGCAGGTGGTGGAGAAGTCGCTATGGACGATTCACCTAACAGTGGATTAATTACAACTAAAGGTTTTGGAGCATCAAGAAAAACATAATGGCCATTAAACCAATAGAAGAAATGACAGGATCAGTTTCTCGTAGAGATGATGTTTTAGAAAAACTTAAAGCAAATGATCCGGATAAAGAGTTAAGAGATAAAGGTATATTACCACCTCTTTCTCGTAGAAGAGAGACGCAAGTAGCATCCGAAATGAGTCCTTATGACTTTTCGGGATGGTATGAGATGTACACCGACATGCAAAGTCGTGGTGAGCTTCCTGATTGGATGGATTCTTTTGATGAGGGGCCAAATTCTTTTATGAAAAATCTTGATGTACTGGATATTTCCCCGTGGGACTTTGTTCAACGTAAAGGGAAAAAAGGAACACAAATGGCTATGTCCGATCCTGATCCATATGAAGGGTATGACGATATATTTGAAAAAGGAGCCTTAGAAATTTTTGGAAAACCTTTAAGATCTTTAACCAATGATCAATATGAGGAATTAGAAGAACGAATACGAGACATGTTAGATGCTGATATTCCATATGCAGCTAAAGGTGGTATTATTGGATTACGATTCGGTGGTGATTTAAAAACAGAATTAGAACAAATTCATAATCCTGCTGAAAATGGGCAACAAGGCATTATGCAATTAGCAAGTGCATCAGGCAATGATAAAATTTTATCAGCAATGATGTGGGCAGCAACACTACCAGAGTTTGGATCACTAGAAGCAGTATTAGATTCACTAGATGCTGGAGAGACAGATATAAATGGTTTAGTAAATGCTTATGAAGATGCAATAGTGGATATGAATTAATGAGTTACCAGTCGGCCAAAAACGCACACACCTCTGACTGGGTTAGTCGCATGGCGGTGAAAGCCGCCACTGCGATGGAAAGATAATTATGGCAGGAATAAAAAATATTTATAGAATGACCGCGCCACTTGGTTATGCAGCTGGTGGACCGGCATCAATTACAGCTCTTGAAAAAAGAGGACTTGGAGAAAAAGAATTTGATCCAAGAGAAGATATTGTCCGAAAAACAAATGAAATGATTTCATATTTAAATAAGCGTGTTGGTGAACAAAGTTTTGGTGCAGGACCAGCAGCAGAAATTACTAATTATCTTACAGAAGAAAGACGTAAAGAAAATCCAGACTATGATAGCTTAAATAAAATGTATTTAGATTATAGTAGTATGGATGATTTTAAAGATGCACAACCTAAAGAAAAAAAAGGTATGGGTAAAAAAATAATGGAAGGTCTTGGTGAATTATTTGGTGTAAAAAGAGCAGAGGCCGGAGTTTATATACCTGATGAAACATTAGATAAAATGACTATTGATGAAGTTGTAAAAGAAATAGAATTATTAGGCCCACCAATGTTTGGTATGTCTGTAGGACCAAATTACGTTCAGCACTTACGTGATCTCGCAGATGCATTAGAAAAAAAAATAGAAAAAGAAAACCAAGATTTAATTGATCTTGAAATAGAAAAAGCATCGGAGCAAGAAATAACATCACCAATGATGGAAGGTGATGCGTTGATGTTGGATGATGGTTCAGCAATTGTAAACCCTGCAGAAGATACATCACCAGAAGGTGCATTCAATGCAAACCTTGCCGAACTTATTCCAGACGATGAATTAGAAGCACTAGCATCAGACTTAGTTAGTGATTATGAATATGATAAAGATGCAAGAGCCGATTGGCTTAAAACATATACTGATGGCTTAGATTTATTAGGTTTTAAATATGAAGATAGATCTAAACCATTTGCTGGAGCAACAGGTGTTACACATCCATTGCTAGCAGAAACCGTTACACAATTTCAAGCGCAAGCGTATAAAGAGTTACTACCTCCCGAAGGCCCTATCCGTACACAAATAGTGGGTGAAATTAATCCAGAGATTGAACAACAATCACAGCGTGTAAAAGAGTTCATGAATTATCAGATTAGTTATGAAATGGAAGAGTATGATCAAGAACTTGATCAAATGCTTTTTCATTTACCACTAGCGGGTAGTGCCTTTAAAAAAGTTTATTATGATGCAGTGAAAGGTAGAGCGGTATCAAAATTTGTACCAGCAGAAGATGTGGTAATGCCATATGTTTCTACTGATATGGAATCATGCGAACGTATTACACATGTTGTTAAAACAATGGGTAATGAGTTACGCAAAAAACAAGTAAGTGGTATGTACCGTGATATTGATGTGACTATGTCACCAACAGAAAAAAATGAAGCAGGTGAAAAGTATGATGAACTTGATGGCATAAGAGAAACACAAAATGCAGAAGACATAGTACTTTTAGAGTTTCATTGCGATTTAGACATACCTGGTTTCGAAGATAAGAACTCGCAAACAGGAGAAGCAACTGGTATTAAACTACCTTATGTTGTCACTGTTGACGAGGGGTCTGGAAAGGTGTTATCTATTTATAGAAACTACAATGAAACAGATCCCCTTCGTAAAAAGATACAATATTTTGTTCACTATAAGTTTTTACCCGGCCTTGGTTTTTATGGCTTTGGTCTTATCCACATGCTCGGGGGTCTCTCAAGAACAGCTACGTCAGCCCTCCGTCAACTTATCGACGCTGGTACGTTGTCCAATCTCCCTGCAGGATTTAAAGCAAGAGGGTTGCGAGTTAGAGATGATGACCAACCGCTCCAACCAGGAGAATTCAGGGATGTAGATGCACCGGGAGGCGCGATACGCGAATCCTTGATGTTGATACCTTATAAAGAACCAAGTCAAACTCTTTTTGCATTACTAGGGTTTGTTGTCGATGCAGGTAGACGTTTTGCGTCTATTGCCGATAATAAAATGGGCGAAGGCTCACAAGCAAATCCTGTAGGCACAACAATGGCAATTATGGAACGCGGCACGAAAGTGATGAACGCTATTCATAAACGATTACATTACGCACAAAAAGTTGAATTTAAATTACTATCAAGAGTACTTGCAGAAAGTTTACCTCCTGAGTATCCTTATGCTGTTAGAGGCGGAAATAGAGTTATTAAACAACAAGACTTTGATGAACGCGTCGACATACTCCCCGTTTCTGATCCAAACATTTTTTCTATGGCGCAGCGTGTTACATTAGCACAAACACAAATGCAAATGGCTACATCTAATCCGCAAATGCACAACATGCATGAAGCGTATAGACGTATGTACGAAGCACTTGGTGTAAGAGATATTGATATGATCTTACCACCACCACAACAACCACAACCAGAAGATCCAGGAATGGAAAATTCTAAAGCACTACAAATGATGAAGCTACAAGCATTTCAAGGACAAAACCATGCAGCACATATAAATGCACACCAAGCATTTATGAGTTCATTTTTAGTTGCAAATAATCCACCAACAATGGGTATTTTGCAATCACATATCTCTGAACATATTGCGATGATGGCAAGAGAAGAGATACAAGAAAAAAATGCACAAGTAATGCAAGAACAAGCACAACAATTTGGTGGACAAGTACCACCAGAACTAATGCAACAGTTCCAAATTCAAAATGAAACAGAAATTGCAGAGAGAATTGTGGAAATGACAGAAGAATTAGTGGCAGAAGAACAAGAATATCTTGGTCAAAAAGATTCTGATCCACTTATTGACTTAAAACAACAAGAACTTAACCTTCGTGCACAAGAAATTCAGCAAAATAAAGACATTGCAGAGCAAAAATTAGACTTAGACACTGAAAAACTTAATTTCGAAGGTAAAAAACTAGAACAAAAGGACGAAATGGACAAAGAAAAGCTACAAAGCCAAGAAGATCAAGCAGAATTACGTGCAGAGGTAGCTCTACAAGGTCAAAGGAGGAAAGATGGCTCTAAGTAAGTCTTTAATCGCAAAGTTAAAAAAGAAATATAAACGTCCACTTGGAACTAAAGTAGGTGATTCAAAAAAAATAATGCAACAACTAACAAAAGGTGCTAATGTATCTCAGTACATGGCAAAAGATGGAGGTTATGTTGCAAAAAAAGGTAAAAAAGTTGTTAAAAAAAGAAAAACTACCAAAAAAAAGTAGTCCAAAAGCAATTTTAGATGAAGTGTTTGCTTTTGCGGACCAACATCCGCAAGATCCAATGGCTCTTAGCGCGTCATTAATGGTTGTAGCAAAAACAATTTATCTAGATATATTGGGTCCAGAACAGACACAAGATATGATATATGCATTCGCAGAAGGTTTAGAAAACCACGAATATAAACAGGTGACAATACATTAATGGCTGGTTGCAGACATTGTGAACATGAATGTCACCACGGTAATGGCGGTAAGTGTCATTGTGGTTGCTTAAACTGTGAACATGATGTAAAAGATGCATTACAAAAACTTGAAGAGATTTTAGATCCAATAAAAGTAGTCGAATTCGAACCTGATTTTGAT